TGATTATTTCGTCTGTATATTCTTTGCTATCTTTATACATAAAGCACCTCGATATTATTTTCGTTGATTTGGAATTTTTGCCCTACTGGAACATTAAAAACTTTATCAAAATTTTGAGTCGCTACGCTGGATTCTGTTAATCCCATTTTTAGATTAATTTTTCTTATTTCATCAATTCCCAAAATTTCTGAATACGTTTTTAAATAACTGATAGATTCCCCTGTTTTAAGATTATTTATATAGTTTAATATTTCTTTCTTTATTTGTTGCGTCCAACGATTATCTTTTTCATCAGAGTTCTTCACTTCCAAAACTTCCACTTTGATTAATAACGTGCTGTATTTGATAATGTTATAGATTATTTTTCTCTCAAACACATCTCTTTTCAGTTTCTTTTCAAAAGTCTGTGCGTTAGAATCTGCAAGTGTCAATATCCCATCAGCTTTCAAATCCAATATAGTTTCAAAAATCTTGTCATCAGGAGTTCCTTCGAGAAATATTTTGATAGTTCCAGCTTCTGTTGCTGGCTCTGTTTCAGGATCTAGTATTAATACGTTTTTTACGTTTTCTAATGCCATACGTTGTATAACGCCGAATGTGTCGCAGTCTGTTCGATAGCCTGCTTTCTTTTTAATCTTGCCCTGTAAAGACTGTCGTTTTCATCGTCTGCTCCACCAGTTATATCGACATCGTTTGTAATCTTGGCAACTCCGCCATATTCAGTTGTAAACGAAACATCACTTGTAATATTACTTTCATCTCCAATTTCGACTGCCTGAATAAATCCTATTCCGTAATACTCGTTATTATCCAGTTTATCCAACGTAACGTTAGATAACAATCTGTATTCCTTTTCTGCGTATTTTATGATTGTCTGTGCTGGGATAACTCTGTTTTCTGTTATCTTTACTTGTCCAGTTGCATAAGCCCCTGGATTCCGTGGAGTTCTTAATAAAGTTCCGAAATAGTCCAAATAAATTCCAGTTGCCGTATTTAGATTCATTTGATTATTAAAGTCCAAAAGTTCTTCCCATAATTTCGATAATTCAAATCCTATGGCTTCAGAATGAATACCTTCAGGAGTGTTAAAATCCAAAGTATACTCATTGTCCCGCAACCTTGCTTTGTATCGTTTTTCTATATCTTTCATAATATCTGAAAAACTTTTTAATACAAATCCTGCATCCGTTACTCCAAAATCCATTGCTCCCCCTTTCCTAAATTGTCAAAGTTTTTCCATTTTTCAACAATATTTCTACATCAAAATTATAATTTCCAGTTCCATTTTTAAAATCACTTTCAAATTTTATTATTTCTGCCACATCTTTATCTGCCAAAATAGTTTCTTTTACTTGAGTTTCAATATTAAACTTTTCCAGCAAATTTCCTATCTGCCCGTTGTTTTCGTTTCTTTTAATCCAGTAAATGCCTTCATTTTTGTGTAAAAACCATTCATTGAAGAATAATCTTAACTTATTCTCAAGCCTTAGTCTTATTTTTTCTATTTCAGAACTTAATACTATATTTTTGCCCATTACAACATCAATTTCTTTGTTGTCATCTTTTTCGGTTTGCCAACTTTCAACACTTTTCATATCAACTGCCTTTCTAAAAAAATTGTAACAAAAAAATCACAATCAAATTAATGACTGTGATTTTATTTAAAAGCCCTATGTATATCAACTAGTATTATAGGGGGGTTGATATAAATATTATACCTTTTTCTTAACAAAAATTCTACTATTCAAAAAATATTTCATCCAGAACTTCAACAGGATAAGTATTTATTAGTCCGTATCGGCTGTCAACTGTTGTTCCTATTAATAAATCCTTTTCCCTGCATATCTTAGTGGCTTTCTTTCCAACTGATGGTGCGTGATATGATTTTGGCTTTATCCCTTTTATGTTGGCATAGGCTATTACTGTTAAATGGTTGCTTGTTACTGTTCTTCTTTGATTATTTTCCAATCTTTTTATGCTCTTGTCGTTATTTTCAACAGTACCTGCAAGTCCAATCACATTGTTCTCAATATTATTGATTCTGTTTTCAGCTTCGACCATCCATTGTGCCTGCTGTAAAATTAATTCAGCCTGTGTAAGAGGTTTTTTCTTCTCTTCATATTTTCCTGTTTTTCGGATTGCGGGAATAACTTCCGATGTTATCCATTTTCTAAATGGTTTTGCTTCTTTTTTATCACTTCGTAATATCAGAGTATATAATCCACTTTCATTTGTGAAATTAGTTTCTCCTTGACGCCCTAAGTTAAACTTAGCCCGTTCATCTTCGTCCAATCTTTGTGCAACTGCCGTAGGATTTTTTAATTCTAATATGTCGCAAACATCTTTTATACAAAACCATACTTGATTATTAGCAAATATCGTTCTTACACTTCCTAAATTTTCTTTACTGAATATTTGAAATCTTTCATCATTTATAACTTTTAAATCGTACATTCTTTTATCCTCCATTATACTATATTTTTTCTTTCAATTCTTGCCACTCTTTCAGCAACTTCCTTTTCTTCGTTTCTTTGGACAAATGTTTCTATATTCGCTCCTGCTTTGTAGTATTCTCTTTTGATTGTTTGATAATATTCGCCCAAAGCATCTTCCAAATCCATTAATTTATCCAAATTTTCTTTAGACAGCATTTCGTACATTTCCTCTAATAAATTAAATACCACCTTTTTTGCTGATTTTAACTTGTGATTGTGTTCATCCAGTAAACTTTCTGTAATTTCAAATCCTAGTTCTTGTCTAAGTGTCATAAAATTTTCCTCCTAAAATATTTGTTTTTTAAGAGAATATATAGTATAATAGTATTGGTTAAGTACTAGTTAAATACTAGATATTCCCTTTTTCTTACGAGAGAGGGAATTTTTATTTGATTTCTATTTTTTTATTTTCTTTATCAAAAATCAACTCCACTTCTCTCTTTTCTTCTGTAACTTCCATTTCTCTAAGCCACGGAATTGGTATAGTTATTTTTGCAGACTTACCATTTCCTGCTTTATGGAATATAACCCTTGCTTTCCTTTTTTCCATTAAAAATTACCTCTCTTTTGTAAGATACTAATATAATATCATAAGTATCTGACAAAGTCAAGAACTTTTTTAAAAAAATCACAGAATTTTTTACATCCTGTGACTTAAAATAATTATTTAGCTGTTTTAGATATTTCGTCAATATCTACTGTATATCCCATAACTTCTCCAACATCTTTGATTTTACCTTTTACAGTAATTTTATCTCCTTTAGAAAGTTCTGATACCACTTGTTTTTGTTCATCATTTTTGATGTATGCTTGTATTCCTGTCAATACAAAGTCATCTCCTACAGGCTCAATACTTATATATTTACCTTGAGCATCAATAACGCTTATTTTACCTGTTATTTCATATTCTTTTTTATTATGAGTTTGCTCAGCTTTTAAAGCATTATTTTTTAAATCATCAAGTAATTTCCTTGCTGTTATTTTTTCATAAACAACTTCCTTTTTAGTTTCTTCTTTAGTTGCTGATGATTGAGTTTGATTGTCTCCTGTTTTTGTTGTTCCCTCTTTTTTGTTTGAAATTGCACCTAAAACTACAAGAACTACCAACAAAATGAACCACCATTTTTTGTAAAACGGTTTTTTTTCAATATAGGTTTTTCCATCTTCCCCTATAATCTTTTTTGCCATAAATTTTTCCTCCTTAAAAATAATTTACTATATTATACACTATTTCTAAGAGAAATTAAAGAATGATTTTAAAATACAGTTTTGCATTCCTTTATTTCAAGGTATAATTATGTTGTCGCACAAAGAGGAAAAGAGGTGCTTTTATAAACGCAAACAAAACAATAGTTCAGCTGGGTATCAAAATAGCCTTGCAACAAACTCAAATTAACACGTTAATTAAAATTTTAACAGAAAAAAATATTTTTTCAAAAGAAGATGTGGAAAATATCCTTAAAGAAAACAAAAAAGAAATTATAAATATTTTAGATGAAATTTTTCCTGAAGAAATTTCAGAAATTTTAAAATCAGAATAACATTATTTTAAATCTTTGTGCGACCCATCCAATCCCAGCTCCTCTTTTATTATTTCTATAATTTGCTCGCTCATATATTTTTTTCTTTGGAAAATCATTTTAAACAGTTTTTTCAGTTTTTTTATCACTTTAATCACCCATTTCCATATTATTTATCAGATTATACCACTATCCCAAACTTAAAAAACAAATATTTTAGTTTTCACAGTCATTATTCAATTGCCATTGTCCTGTATTTTTACATAAAAAAATCACAGCTAAATTAATAACTGTGAATTTTACTTGACTTTTTATGAAATTATGATATACTTATGATAAGTTCATAGTGTGAAGGGAAGTAAATTATTTTTTACTTCTCTTTTTTTTTACCCATCTACAAACTTTATAAATATACTCCGTTGTTTTTATTATACAAAATACTGTAAAAGCTATTCTTATAAAATCATTCATAAAACGCTCCTCCCAAAGATAAAATGGGTGGGGGAGGGAGCAGAGCCTAACGCTCTTTTGACCTCCTAACTTTCTTAATAATCCATTTTACAAATCTTACTATATATTCTATAGTAGCGATTATCATTAAAGCTATTTCCCATTTTTCTTTTAAGTTCATAGTGTTTTTTCTCCCTCCAGTAGCAATTATATAAAATTTCATACAATTTTTCAAGATTTTTTGTTAATCACAGTTATTATATTTAGTTGTCATTGTCCTTATTTATATCCTAATCCAACGGCATACCACCATTAGTATGAGTTAAGAATGATTTGCCACCAATTGTAGCGTCTCCGCTCACTTCCAAATCCCCCTCAATGCTTACTGCTCCACTTATATTTATAGAACTGCCTTTTATACTAACTCCACTATCATTTATTGTTACAAGCGTTCCGCCGTAAGCAATGTAGAAGTCATTAGATACATTCTTTTCTGCATCACTTGTTATCTGTCCAACCACAATAGCATTATTTATGTCAAATTTAGCACTAGAATTTGGCTCACAAGGCTCGGAAGCATTTCGTGCATTGAATGTATCATGCTGACAAAAGGCTACTAAAACCTTATCATTTACGGATAGCGGAGCATTTATTTTGCATTTGTTACTCCAAAATATTGGAGCAATCGGCACATTTTCAATTACTTCCACTTCATCACGAGTGCCAAAAAGTTCAGGAATATCAAGCATTTGTATACTGCAACTCATATTTGAATTGTCCACCTCTACAATTTTGGCTATTGCAAAAGTATTCAAATTATCAAAACTTCCATTTATCATATTTTCAATATGATCCCCTACTGTCTTTTTTCTCATTTGTTGCCTCCTACTCCGTATGTTCTAACAATTCTATCCCAGTCTTTTTCTTTTTTCTTCCCACTACTTTTTGTAGTAGTTTTTTTGTTGCCTTTCTTTGTTTCTTTTTTGCTGTCTTTTTGGCTTTTTTTCTCTTTATTTTCTTTATCCTTTCTATCTTTTTGGCTTTTTTCTTTGCCCTTTTTCTTTTTGGAAGATTTTTCGTTTTTGCCTTTCTTACCTGTAACAATCTCAATTTCGTTAGCCTTTTTAGTTTCCTCATCATCAAATTTAGTTCTTATTTCCAGTTCTGTATAAGCGTCTGTTTTAAAATTCATTACGTGTTTGCCTTTTGTAATAAGATACTCCCCTTTAATTTCAAGCTGTTCAAAAGCCTTCTTCAAATCAAGGTTAATTTTGAATCCTTCCTGGAATCTATGGTCAAATATTGCTTTTAAGGTATAAGTTCCGTCATTTTCCTTGACATCTTGAAATCTATTTGGATCAAACTCTAAAACACCTCTATTTATCTTGTCTCTTGGCTGAAAAGTTACAACTCCATTTGTTATAAAGAAAACACTTTTCGTATCTTTTGCCAGTTCCTTGAAAATATGTTTTACGTTGTTATGTAGAGTTTTGCCGTCCTTGTAATCAATATCTTTCCCAAGCTCTATTTTTCCAGCCTTTAATTTATCCAGCTTTGATAAAATAAGTTTTATAATCGTGCTTGCTTTAGTTCCTTTTCCAGTTTTCAAATTGATTTTTGTATCCTTATATTCATCGTTATAAGTATTGCAAGTTATCTCAAATTTTTTGTCAGCATTGTTCCAACTACCTTTCAGACTTTCGATAATACCTTTATAGATAACTCCAGTATCCTTGTTTTTTCCATCGTTCCAGTATCCTGCTTCAATAACTACTTCCACACCTTTTTTCAGTTTCTTAATCATTTCGTCTGTTAAGTTGTAGATAACTATTTTAGCAATATTCGTACTTTCGGTAATGTCAAACTCTGTTTCTATCTCAAAGTCAGGCGATGAATCAACACCGTTTTCAACTTGAAACCTTTCAAACTCAATTTCTTCTGTTTCACTTCCGTTTTTTACTTTAAACGTTACTTTTGCATATCTGTCCCACAGAATATAATAATTATTGCTATTTTGTGTATTTTCAGCCATTAAACCACCACCATAATATCCTGTAATATTCCAGCTGTTTCCGTTGTAAATTCAACATCAAAACCGTTTAAATTGATTGGTAAAGCTATCATTTTGACGTTTGGAAATTCCTTATATCTTCTCCTACATATCTGAAATAAATCTTCATAAGTATTAATTCTCTGTCCAATATGCAAATCCTTGTTATCACTCTTTATATCTAAATACCAAAGTCCCCTAATATTATAAATATCCAATGTTGTTACAAGTGTCTTTTCTCCATCGTCAAGTAATATTTTATAACTGCTCTTGGCGTTTTCTTTATACGCAATGTCAAAACTGTATAATTTTTTCATTCTATAACATCTCCCGCTCTAGGATCAATTTCAAATTCATTTTGCATTGATTCGTTCAAAGTAACTTCTGTAACTTCCCTGTTCTGTGTACTTGCTTCAGGAACGTATGCTTCTGTTGTTGTTTTTCCGTCAGCTGTAGTAAATTTAAGCAAATTTATTTCTTTCAGATTTATTGAAACCTTAATGCTTGTGTAGCTTTCGTAATTTTCGGCATAGCTGACACTTGTAATTGCAAGAGGAGCATAAACTTTATTTAATTTAGTGTACATAAACATTGTGTAATTTCTTTTCCTTGATTCTTTAACAAGTTTTTCAAGCTCATCTTTCCACTCTTTACCATGCAAAATTACTTCGATTTTTAATGTATAAGGATTTACGAACATATTTTCATTGAAATTGTCTTTTAAATAAGATTTGTACCCTGTCATTATCCTGGCTGTAATCAGTTGAAAGAACTAAAAGTGGTATAGTGCCTAAAAATCCATTAGGCTTAATACCAAAATTCTTTAAATACAGTTTTTCAAGTTTATCTTTCTGAACTTCAAATTCAGCAAACTTTGTCTTTAAAAAATCTAATACTTGCATCCTATCCCCCTTTACACTATCCCTAATTTTTCAAGTTCACGTTTCAATTCCTGCAATGTTTCATCAGTTCCAGTAACATTGAATACAAAGTGATTATTATTTGTAACAACTGCTCCTGTTTCTTTTGCACCGCCACGTGTATTTTTCTTGATAGATTTTAAGTTATTCAACATATCAAGAGTTGTTGTGTTTCTTGCGACCATAGAGCCATTAGGCAACCAAATAGCTTCATCTCCGTGTTCATCAATAGCGGTCATTCCTCCGCCGCCCTGAGTCTGGAAGTTATTAGTTCCGACTGCTTTATGAAAAAAGCTATTTACATTCGAAGTTTTAGGCAATCCTCTATTATTTTTAGCTTCTCCTAAAAAAACACCTTTAACTCCACCGATAAATTGTGCTCCTCCAGCCTTAATTCCGTTCCAATCTAATCTTCCTGCTGCTTGAAAAGCGGTAATTAATCCTTGAACAGCTGAAATTGCAGCATTAATTCTACCAATAATAAACGTTATAGCCGTTGAAACGGCTTCCTTTATAGCGTTCCAAGCAGCATTTATTATATTTCTTGCCGTTTGATTATGAGTATATAAACTTACTAAGGCACCTATAAACATTCCAACAGGACCTCCAACTATCATTCCAATTACAGCAGGAATCAATGCACCTATAACATTCCAAGCAGTCGTTACAATTGCACGAAATGTCGAATTCGTATTGTAAGCATTTATTAATGCATTAACTAAAATTGATATAACATTAACAATTGCCATAACAATTCCGCCAATTATTGCTCCTACCAACTGAAACGTCGCACAAATATAGTTCCAAACAGCTGTTACAAACTCTCTGAACGTCTCATTTTGTGTCCACAATTGCAACAAACCTCCAATTATTGCTCCAACAAGTCCTCCAAATATAAAACCTACTATAGCCCAACATTGGCTGATTGTGTTCCAAATAGACATCATCGCATTTCTAAAGCCTTCATTTGTATCCCAAAAATATTTAACAGCTACTGCCACTGCTATTATCGCTGCAATTATAGCTGCTGCAATTAAAACATAAGGATTCATTGCAGCAACAGCGTTAAAGGCAGATTGTGCCGCAACCAAAGCCCACAAAATTCCAACTCCTGCAGCTAATCCCAGAAATACAGTACCCCAAAGCCTTACTATTTCTTTGTTTTTTTCAACCCATTTGGACATTTCTTGTACTTTTTGAGCAAATGCGTCCACTTTTTCCTTAAACGATTCCAATTTCTGTTTCACTTCATCAGCAGTCATTCCCCATATTTTAGTCTTGTCTTTTGCATCGCTTGATTTTGTACTGAAACCAAATATCGCTCCAATAACAGCCATTATTAAATCGCCGATTGCTCCTAATGCAGCACCTAGACTTTGAGCCGATTCCCAAACTTTGCTTACATCAGCATTTTCCTGCAAATAATCCTGCCATTGCTTAAACAGATTAAATATTAAAACTAATCCAACTGCCAGCAATCCATAAAGAACTAATTTAAATAGACTTACTTTCGCAATCGCTTCCTTTATTCCTGTGATAAACGGTCCGATACTTGCCTTTAATTTTTGAAAAACTATCCTAAAACAGAAACTAACTGTAACAGCCAAGGGGCTTTTTCGGCAACCATTCCTATTGCTTCGGCAATTCCCATAAATAGCCCTGCAACTGGAACTAATAAAGGTTCTAACGAGTCAAATACCGCTGCAAACGTGCTTGACATAGTTCCCATTAAAGTTTCAACTGCTCCAGCACTTCCTTGCATCATGAACTTACTTAATTTTTCAGCTGCTCCACTACTATTTTTTATTTCGTTTTGAAGTTTTTTTAAGTCTTCAATACTTCCGTTTAACAAAGTATTTACTGCTCTTCCTCCTTGTACTCCGAATATAGTTTTCAGCACTCCAGCCTTATCAGCATTTCCCATTTTGTCAGTTACGCCTTTTAACCGTTCCAAAATAGAAGTCATATCCTGTAAATTTCCTTTTTCATCTGTAACCTTACCAATCAATTGTTCTAATTTATCTCGTTTTTTAAAATCTTTCATACTTTCAAACATTTGATTTAATCCTGTTCCAGCTGTAGAACCTATTAACCCGTTATCGTTCATTTTACCAAGCATCGCATAAACCGTTTCCATAGGAACTCCTAATGCTTTTCCAGAAGCTCCAACGTATTTAAAACCTTCAGCAAGTCTTGGCAAATCTGCGGCAGTATTTTTAGATGTAACGGCTATCATATCAGTTACTTTTTGTGCTTCTTTTGCAGATAACTGATAAGAATTCATGTGCATTTTTACCATTTCGAGTGCTGGTGTAATATCTGAATTAAACGCTTGAGCCAAGTTTGCAGCCGACGGAATAATTTGTTTCATTTCATCTTTTTTTATCCCTAAAGTTGCCCCTGCATCTATAGCTTGTGCAACGTCCAGATTATTAAATTTAGTCGCCCCACCAACTTGTTTTGTAAGTTTCCTGTACTCTTTTAAGTCAGTACCATATCCTCCAGTTTTGGCAGAAGCCCCACGTAACTCGTAATCAGTCTGTCCGTATTCCTGTAACGCTTCCATTCCAGCCTGTGTAATAAAACTTCCAGCCTTATACAACGCTCCGTCACGGACTTTGTTTAAAAGCCCCTTAACTCTTTTCATTGCATTGTCAGCACCCTTTGCAACATTTTTTAAAGGATCTTTGACTGATTTCCCAACCGCTTCCTTTGCCTTGTTCAATTCATCCATTTTCTTTTTAGCCGCCTGTGCATCTTTTTTGACGTTATCCAGCCCACTTTTTACATTTTTACCTGTTCCAAGAGACTTCATCATTTCTTGTGCCATTTTAAGCTGTGATTTTAATTGATTCCCCTGTGACTGCAAATGTTTCTGCATGTGTTGAATCTGCTTGTCGAAATTATTTAAAGTAACTTTATCTAATGCCTTGGCTAGCCTTTGGGCTTCCTTTTGCATAGACTGTATCCATTGCTTTGCATTCTTGTCTTTTATTACAAATTCCAACTCATAAGTAACTCCTACTCCGCTAGCCATATTATCTTCCTTTCTTCATTTTCTTTTGTTCCCGCTCTTTTATTTTCTGTATTTCTGTATCGTAGAAACACATCTTTAAAAATGTTTCAAATTCCTTTTCAGGAATATCATTTTTGTTATATCTTTCTAAAAATTCAAATGAATTAAAACTTTTAAAGTTATCCAAGCTGAAATGCCAAGTTTTCGATTTCTGTTATATTTCTTAGCATTTCATCTTTGTTAATATACAACTTACCTTCGTAAAAAAAAGCTGGACTTTTATTTAAAGAAGGGGTTTCTTACCACTTCCGATAGGAAAGCAGCTAATTCTGCAATTTCACTCGAAGGAAAATCTTCAATTTCAAATTTTGGAAGTAATTCATCATTATAAAAATCGTTGACTACATCAGCGAA